TGGCCCACACGAGCGGCTCGAGCCAATCAACGCTATCGATAACCACAGTCGAAAACTCGTGCGGCTCGCTGTAGAGCGCAGAGAGCGAGCCGATTACATCATCAAAGGTACGAGCGAGCGGAAAGTGCGCGGCGCCGAGCGTGCCGAGCCCATCCTCGGTCGCCACGAACACCGGCGCTTTGGCCTCAGCTGCAAACGTCGTCTTGCCGACACCCGCTACGCCGTGGATCAAAATACGCGGCGCTTTGGGCGCACTCGCGCGGGTCAGCTGTGCGAGGGAAATAGCCATCAGGACACCTCCGGAAAATGATCGTCATTGGCGGCTGCAGGCAGCGCGCTCGGATCGAGCCGCTGGAGTCGATAGGTCGGTCGACCGGTCTTGAGCGTCCGCGCGGGCTCAAAGAGCTTGCGAACCGCCGGTGGCCACGCGTTGTACTTGGTCTCGGACACCTGAAAGCGCATCTCCACGTAGTGCGCCGGGTCCTCGCCCCACTTGCGCAGCGCCTCGACCGCTTCTTTGAGCTTTCGCTGGTCGTACTCGGCACGCTTTGGGAGATCCGCAATGACCACGAACCCTTCGTCTTCAAGGCGTACGATGCCAGTCGATTTACCGGCCTCTTGGCGTAATGCTTGCGCGCGGGCGCTGTAACGGTGATCGAGCTCGCCCTGCAGCACCTGGCGGTACTGATGAGCCCTCGCCTCCACGACCTCCACCTCGCGAAGGAGTTGATCGAGATCACTTAACGAGCGTGCCGAGAGCTCCCCGAGCGACAGGGTCGATAACTTCGTCATGACATCAAGTTCGGTTGCCATGGAAACCTCAGTGAGTACTTAGGTGAAACGACTTCGATGTGCGCAGTCGATGCCGGATATCGGGCGGGCTCATGCCGCTCGATGCACGCACGGCCAGGTATCGGTAGTGACCCTCGCGTACTCGCTGACTGAAAAGACGCAGTAGTCCGAGTTCGCTTGCGATCCACGCACGGCGCGCAAGTGCATGCACTCGGGCTCGTTCGCGCTCCGGCAACACGCTCTCCGCTGCCGATCGATCGAGGGTGAGAAACCCCTCGTGATACACAATCGCTTCGCCCGCATGTGCGGAGGCGATCCAATCACAGAGCAACTCCTCGGTGAGCGGGGGTCTCGCGCGGCGCGCCGGTGTGATCCGGATACCGGATGACCCCTCGCAATTCGTCGGTTCACATTTTTCAGGCATAAGCGGGCCCCTCGCCGTCTCCCGATCATCGGGAGACGACGTTTCTTTGGTTGATGAAGGTTTTTACGGACTGAGCAGTTCGGTTTTCTCAGCCACCCTCGTGATCAGGCGGCTGTCTTGAATCCAAACATGCGTAAGTGCATCTCTAAGTCGGCCACGCGCCGATAAAAGGTCGCTGAAGACATCCCGGAAGCTTTCGCAGCGGCGGGTAAGTCCTGATGAAGGACGAGCAGTTCATACAGGCTGCGCTGCTCATCGCTCATAGCAGACCACGCGGCTTGCAGATCGCTCGCAGCGTTACACTCGAGCGCGTGATCTTCCGGCTCTTGCCACAGCGGCAGTTGCTCTGGCTCGTAACGCGGCTTGTCTTCGATCAAGTCATCATTGGCTGCATCACGACTGACATGATCCATCGCTCTACTCGAAGACACACCAAAGACTTTCAGAGAATCGATATCGTCGTTTGACGATGAGATAAACCACCAGTTGTCGTTTTTACGGTCCGACAGAAAGTCAGCGGTGCGGTGCGCGGAGACGACACCCGTGAATGTCCCCGCCGCACCCCGCGCCGGATCAAACGCAGCACGACGCTCGAGGATGTCGAGCGCGATCTCCTGAAAAAGATCATCGCGTTCGGCCCCCGTGAGCCCCGCCGTTACCGCAGCACGCCGCGAACGGGCTGCGGCAGCGTTCAACGTGGCGACGAGGAATGGATCATTGGCGATCGGGATCGGTTTAGGGCTTACCCCGTCCGCGTCAATCACCAAGCGAGCGGTAGATGCGATGACGGCCGGCGTCACCAGCGTTTTGCTGTTCTCTGCCATTTCGATTACCTGTACGAGTTATCAAGGTCGCGGCTATTTGGCCGCGGTGCGTTAAAGAAAACACCGCAGTTGCGGCGTTGACCACCGCAATTGCGGCGCGGCAGGTGGACACTGATCACTTATCAAGACTCCGCTTGGCAGCAGCGAACTTATCGTGAAGTGTTCGCTGCGATAGCCCCTCCTTACCCGGGAATCGACTCTCGAGTGCCGTGATGACGGCAGCCTGACTTGGGAATAGCGCGCGACGATTTTCCGACGGGCTCTTTGCGAGGAGCAGATCTAGGAGCGCACCGATGATATTCAGATAGGTCGTCTCGGCCCGCGCTGGAATCGGCCTATCCGCAGCGCTCCTAACCGCGAGCATATTCATCTCGTGTGCGATCCGATCGCGGCCCTCAATGACCTCGGCGTAGCACGATTTCAACTGATCAATCTGACTCACGAGGACATCACGCTCTTCACGCAGCCGATGCAAAGTCTCAACGTGAGCACGCCGTTCCGCCTCACCAAACAAAAAGGAGGGCTTCTCACTCTCGAATTCCTGCGCCATCCACTGCTTCAGATCGCGACGCGCGACATAGCGCTTTTCCGGCGCAACGTACCCGTCGATAATCCTTCCGTGCTCGCCGCAGCAGTGCAGGAACCCCCTCTCGATCGCGTGGTGAAGCGCACGGCACCTGACCTCTAGGTTATCGACGAAAGGACTCTCGAAGACTCCTCGGTCCACTTGAACACTGGAGTCTTGTAAAAAGCTCTCCGCGTCGCTCGCAGGAACGCCACACCATAACGCTGCCGCTATCGGGACTCGATACACAGCAGAGTAAGCAAGAAGCTCTTCAGAGCCAGAACTGAAACCATTCGTTTTCATACCGGACCTCTTGACTCGGATTCGACTGCTTCACCGATGACCCCTCGACATAACGGCGCTAATCAATAACGTCGTGATTTTTTATTTGATTGAACGAAGCTGACCGAGTGTCTAATCGATTTCCAATCGAAAGTTGATTGATGGCGAAATCTTTGCGCGGAAACTTCGGATCCGCAAGCACGTCAATGCGATAATCGAGTTCCGTTTTTTCATAATGAATTCATACGCTTATAACGATCTTCACGCCGAAGATAGATCGTCTGAAAGCCGAACGATAGCGAACGAGTTTTTTGTGGCGTTTCATGTGCTTGTGCAAATTTACGCTCAGTTTTGATCGCTTCCACACTCACGATTCAACTCTCCCCTTGACGATCGCATTGACCGCGCCCGCGATCGCAACACGACGATTTTGAGAAAACCTTCTGTGTTGATCGGTATGAATCTTCATGCCGAAAGAACATCAACATGATTCAAATCGCCAAGCAATCCACGTTTCGTCGATTTCGACCATAGGCGCACTACTGGGTGTCGGCGTCATCCGATTACTCACAGGTCATCAACAACTTGATAACTTGAAAAAACCACGCGTTAGTACGGACGTCCCCGCCAACGAGGATTCCGCCGATGAATGACGTGATTGTGTCCCGCGTCGCCAGCCTTCGATCCGCTCCGTTTACCGAGCTAAAGCAGATGTGGCGCGACCTCTTTCAGCAAGACCCACCACCGTACAACCGACGCTATATCGAATCCCGTCTCGCCTATCGGATTCAGGAGTTGGCGTATGGCGGGCTCAAGCGAGAGACAGTGCGTAAGCTCGAACAGCTGGGGGAACAGTTAGATGGCGGCCAAGGTGAGATTCGGCGACGCCGAGCCGATAACCGCCCGATTGTTGGTACGCGACTGATTCGATACTGGCAGGGCGTGCCGTACGAAGTCGTAGTCGGCATTGACCACTTCGAGTACGACGGTCGACGGTACAGGTCGCTCTCAAGCATTGCTCGCGCCATCACCGGCACCAATCGCAACGGGTGGACGTTCTTCGGCTTTCCGTCAGGGCGAGGTATGGCATGACCACCCCTCGCCGCCTCAGATGCGCGATCTACACCCGCAAATCGACCGAGGAAGGACTCGATCAGGCCTTCAACTCGCTCGATGCCCAGCGCGATGCGTGCGCCAACTTCATCGCCAGCCAAAAGTCAGAGGGCTGGTCGATGCTCCCGGACCATTATGACGATGGCGGGTACTCCGGCGGCACCATGGAGCGCCCTGCTCTTCAGCGACTACTGAAGGCTGTGCAGTCTGGGCAGGTCGACATCATCGTGGTGTACAAGATTGATCGTTTATCACGATCGCTTAGCGATTTCGCCAAGTTGGTCGACATCTTTGATGCCCATCAGGTCACCTTTGTATCGGTGACGCAGTCGTTCAATACGACGACCTCGATGGGGCGTCTCACGCTCAACATCCTGCTCTCCTTCGCCCAGTTCGAGCGAGAGGTCGCCGGTGAGCGCGTACGCGACAAGATCGCCGCCTCGCGTCAGCGCGGGATGTGGATGGGTGGTATGCCCCCGTATGGCTATGACGTCGTGAACCGAAAGCTGGTCCCAAACCCACAGGAGGCCGCGATCGTCCGGGAAATGTTCACGCGATTTGCCGCGCTCCCCTCGATGGCAACGCTCCTGCGGGATCTTCGCGCTCGCGGCGTCACCTCCAAGTCCTGGACGACCCGGAACGGCAAACATCGCCCCGGGAAGCTCATCGACAAGGGGTACATCTACCGGCTCTTCAAGAGCCCTCTGTACATCGGGATCGCCGCCTACAAAGGGAACCACTACCCGGGAGAGCATGAGTCCCTTGTTAATCGCAGCCTGTGGGATCAGGTCCAGCGCCTCATCCAAACCGGTAGCCCGCGCGCCAAGCGCCACTCCGCCCCCCGAACAACGATCGCACCATCGATCCTGCGCGGCCTACTCGTCTCAACCGAGGGACGCGCGTTTACGCCTCAGTGGACCAAGCGAGGTAGCAAGGTCTACCGCTACTACGTCAACACCGACGCCATCAAACTTGGCGCTGACAGCTGCGAAGTGCGCCGAATCCCCGCAGGCGAAGTAGAGCAGCTGGTCGTTCAGCAACTGCGGAATATCCTTCGCTCCCCCGAAGTGCTCGCCCACGCGGTGCGCGAAGTGCGAACACTTCGACCGGATATCCCCGAGGCCAAAGCGATCGATGCCCTCCAGTCGATCGACACCGTCTGGGAGGAGCTCTTCCCTGCCGAGCAGGCACGGATCATTCAAACCGTGATTAAGCAGATCACGGTGCGAAAGGACGGTGTCAGCATTGAGTGGTTGGTAGACGGCGTGACCGGACTCCTACGCTCAACAGTCGACCAGCAACCCGCACGACGCGCCGCATGATAGAGACTAAGCCCAACGCCGTGACCGAGATCGCGATGAACTTCCGCATCAGGGGCGGGAAGAAGGTCATGATCCTGCCCGACGGTACTCGCGCCGTGATGCGCCGCGAGGCGACGATCGACAACACGATGGTAAAAGTATTGGCCCGAGGCTTTCGGTGGCGCCGTCTACTCGAGAGCGGCGAGTACAGCTCAATCGACGCGCTCGCCGCAGCTGAGAAGATCGAAGGCTCCTACGTCTGTCGCATCCTGCGACTCGCCCACCTCGCGCCATCCATCGTTGAGGCGATCCTAGAGGGTCGCCATCCACCGCGGCTCACGATGAAGGATCTGATGAGGCCGTTTCCGCTGGATTGGAGGGAGCAGGAGCGGTGGTTTTCGCGCCAATCAAACCTCACGAATTAGGCGCGAGTTTGTGATGTTTTAAATAGTCCTCAACTTGTACGGCAAAGTTAGCGACTCCGCTTTGAACGCGCTCGCGGGAACTGCAATAGAAAACTTGATACTTCGAAGACGCCCCTGGACCACCGTCGAAATAGTGCTCCGAGTCAAAATCCGAAAGCCCTAGAACAATATCGAGAAGAGCATCCATTTCCTCATCTTCGTCTACATCGCCGTCCGGATAGAGATCATAGATAGCCGCCCATGCCGACGAGAAACTGTCATAGAGCCCACCGCCCTCCGCACATCGAAAAGTGACATCGAGAACAAGCAGAACGTGCTCGCACGGATCAGTCTCAGCGCAATAAGGGCAAACCGATTCGGTCGGCTCCTCGTCGTCATCGTCGTACATACACCACCTCGGTTACCGGACGGCTCACATCACGGCGCGTCATCCCAAGACAATGAAGTTCGTTTTGCGAGCTTAAAGTTTGCAATCGGCCATCTCCGCACGACACTCTCCGTCGGCCAGATTAATAAGACCGATCCCGCCTCGTGCTTCCAGCAGCCCTCATTCGTCATACCTTTGCCAGTGAAGTAAAACGCTCGTCGCATTCCCTCAACGGTGACATTGTTGGTGCCTAGTTGGAACGACTCGATCTTCTGCGTGCAAGGCTCCGTCGTCAGGACGGTACGACCTTTTCGGTCGTCAAGCATCCCGCCGACGGCAAATGTGCCGGCGTAGAGTTCACTCGATATGATCGATACGATAATCACAAACATGGCGGCAAGTTTCATGATTTTCTCCTGTTTAAAGTACGACCTAATCTGAGATTTCACTGAAGGCGATAAATCTTCCCGCCACCGAGCGAGAACACGACGACGCCCTCATTAGCCCAGAGACCCTGCGGGCCTGCCTCGATGACCAGGCTACGCGTGCCTTGTGCGGCATCGAAGCGGTAGAACTTGCCTTCTTCGCCAAAAAGCACCCACGATCGCGTGGCGGCGTAGAGCGCTGCGGACGAGCGCGTCGAAATCGTGGCGATGTTGCCGGTCGTCTCAGCCCGCAGGCCGTACTCGTAGCGAACGTTACCGAAATCACCGGGCGT